ACCTAGTAAAAAAGTTGGTAACAAACGTAGAGCCAGTTTCTGTGCTCGTATGAAAGGTATGAAGAAAAAACTTACTTCTAAAAAAACAGCAAATGATCCAAATTCTAGAATTAATAAAGCACTTCGTGCTTGGAATTGTTAGTGCAATTCTATTTACAACTATAGCTATGTCAGATATAACAAAAACAAAAGAGTATAATACAACATTTAAAAAAGTACAACAAGAGTTTCCTGAAGGTTCTTTTCAAAGAGAAATACCAGTTGCAGTGGGGGCTTCAATTGCATATTTAGAGACAAGGGGATTTGGATTTGAAGGTGCACCTACTGCAAAAGCAGCTAATAATTTTCATGGTATGCATGCTAGTCCAAACTACATAAAAAATAATCCAGATAAATATATGACTACTACAGGTGGTGCTAATATAAGAAAGTATGATAATCTAGAGAGTAGTATTAGAAGTGTTTTAAATCTACTAGCAACTGATGATAGGTATGAAGATGTTAGAAAAGCAAAAGGTAAAGGAGTTGAAGCAATGCTTAAGGGTATGTCTCCGTATGCACAAGATCCTAATTATGTTGAGAAACTTTTAAGTGTATATAAAAATCAAATTAAGGCAGTGCTTGAAACACAAAATATGTTGGTTCCTAAAGTAAAATCATTAGACCAGCAAATGAATAATTTAAAATAAAAAAGGGAAGCCTAAATTAATAGACTTCCCCGCAGGCAACACAAGACCGCTTGACTATTAGTCAGGTGGTCTTTTTTTTTGGTCATAACGATAAAAGTTTCTATCACTCCACCGCTTCTGCCAAAACCAGTTACTTAATTTACTAGCATAACCTTCTAATTTATCCATGACAGGATTATGCCAAAAGTAATATCTAAACTTTTTGTATAAGTTGTTTAATATCATCTTGTAATTTTTTACCTACACTATTAGCATGATTAATAACAGCAGCACATAGATTACCATGATATGGATATCCTTTTAGAGCTTCTCTAATTTTACCTACAGGTTTTCCACCATAGTCAATAACTATAGCATTGTTTTTATTGAGACCTATTTTTAATTCAAATAGTATACCAGTATATTTATCTAAATTATTTTTTTCCGTCATTGCTATTAGCCCCTTTAGATTGTGGCATTAAAGTAGACAACATATTCATAAGTTTTACTACCTCTGCATATGGTCTAGACATTAAGTATCTCATTATATCCATAAGTTGTTCAGAACTTATAGTATAAGCTCTAGGGTTTGGCTTTTGTTGTGTTTGTTTTTCTTTCTCCATTTGTCCTCCTGTTATTAAAATGGTATTTCTCCGTCATCATAGTGTCTAATCAAAGACTCTAATTTTTCTTTAGCACCACAGTAGTTAGATAATAATTTATCTATTTCCTGTATATGTTGTGGATGTTCTCCTATACCTACAGAATTAGCTAAATAAATATCAATTGTTGCTAATGCAGCTTCCATATCTGCTTCATACTTTTTTCTTAAAGCATTTATAATTTTATCCTTAAGCATCATTCTCCTCTAAATTGATAATACTTATCTTCAATTAAATCTATATCTAATAAATATGGATTATCTTTACCTCTCTTATTAAACTCTGCTCTTAAATCTCTTATAGTTTGATTAAGAGTTCTACCTGCATTTAGACAACCACATACTGCATCATCTACTTCTATTATTGCTTGCTTTACTGCTCCCATCTTCTGCCTCCTGTAATTGTTTATTTAACTTACCAATTTCTTTTTGTATGTGAAGCATAGTTTCTTGCAATGCCAGTACTCTACCATACAATTCCATTTTTTCTCCATGTGTCATTTGACCTCCTTTATTAGTCTGTTTAGATACCATTGTGCTTTTTCTAAATCTTCTAATGGTTCACCTTTAAATTTATATCTTGAAACATATTTCAAAACGTTACCCTTAAGATATCCATGATATTCGTCATCTGTCATACAATCTTGTATAACATCTATAGTTTCTTTCTTACCATATCTATAGTGAGATGGTGAATTAACATTATCATGATGACCTAAATCATTACTAAAGTCTGCCATATTCTCTCCTTATAGCTTTAATATCAATAGTCTCAACATTATAAGATCCATTACTAACTTCTCTCTTAACAACTAAACCACTCCACCACATATGTTGAGTATCTTTAGCAAATTCTTCATGATGTGTCAAGTAACAACCAGCAGATAATGCTTGTATTTTTTTACCATTAGGTAAAGTAGATAATGCATAATCAAATAAATGGCAATGCCCTACAGTTGCAGATACTTTATGTTTATTTAAAATAGATCTAGCGACATTCTCTCCTGATATAGCACGACCCATAATACCATTAGGTAAATAATGAACATAGTGTACTCCGCTAACTACCTTTATCTGTTTAAATGGTATTTCTTGCCAACCATATTCTTTAAATTGTAAATCAGATATTTTCATTTTACCTTCTAGTTCAGGGTTATCATCTACAAATCTATCTATTCTATCTTCATGATTACCATGAATCATTATCTTTCTAGGTTTATGTTTACCTAGACCTTTGTTGAATAGAGCAAGTGCTTGATGTGAATGCTCAATATCTTTTTCGTATCTTCTACCTTCAAAAGATTTCTTACCTCTATCATAAGAAGATAAAGAATCCATACTACAAAAGTCACCCATACATATTACATGAGTAGCTTTTATATCTGCAGCCAGTTTACCAGCCCACAGAAATCTATCATTGCTGGATTTAGGTGTGCAATGAGGGTCACCTATAACTAAGTGCGTTGCCATTAGTTTAACTCCTTGTCCCGTTTCTTTTTTAAAAACTCAAGAAAATCTACTACATTAGATTCATCATCAAACTCTGAAACTGCACTAATACTTAAATTATCTTTTTGTTTATTTTTGTCATCAGCAAACCCACGAAGTCCCCATAGAAACGTTGAATGAGGGTCAGTAGTTGCCATTTTTATCATGCCTCTAGCTATCGTAGAACATAATTCGTATTGTTCTGTGGTCATTTTAGTTCTGCTATCCATAATTATACCACAAGTAAAACCTTTTTCCCAAGGACTAACAAGCACCTTGATTGCACTATTAAATAACTTTTTATCGTCTTTTTTCATTTAAAATATTTGTTGTCATATGGAACAACTTTCCATTCAATGTTTTTTTTAAACTTATTTCTTTTAGCATAATCACTTGCTTCATCTTTTGAAATCCAAACTTCATTTGTAAATATTCTCCAATCTTCATTATCTTTTATTATTAAACAATACATATTCGGTAAAGGTGGACACTAGACCCCTCGAACTAATATCCACCCAGTTACTCAGATTTTTCCTCCTGTTTAGGATTATTAACCTCAGTATACCAAACCCATTTAGGATTCTTACCTTTAGATTGCTGTTGTTGTAGCAACTGCAATTTACTTCCCCAACAAGGAAGTTTGTATGGGCAATATGAACAGACAAAGCCCAAAACTCTATTACCTGTAGGTTTACCTCTAAAAGTTTCTGCAATATCATCATATTGTTTTTTAAAAGGAACCTTATCTTTTAATGCTTTTAAATTATCTTTAGCCTTTTTTAGTGCTTCAGTTTTATGTGGCTCAATCATTGCTGGTGTTTCACATACTGTCCATTCACCAGTTGATTTATTAATTGCTATCCACCCACCAAATTTTTTGTTTTGACTTTCACCATATAGAAATCCTTGTGACGCATAACCAAAGGAATCTTCTTTGACAACTTCTCCAAACTTTTTTTCAAAGGAATATGGTGATGCACTTTTAATATCCCAAATCTTTTCATCAATTTCAACATCTTGTTTACCTTCAACCTCACTTCCATTAAATTTGTACTTAACTTTTTTCTGTTCATTTTTTATATTCACTCCTGCTGACTTCATAATAAATATTGCTAGTGCTTCTATTATATCTCCAAATGTATTTCTTACTTTTACATTATAAGGTTGGCCTTCACCTTTAACACCTTTTGCTTCCATCTGCAACTGGCATAAAGGTCTACCTATATTAGACATTCTAGGTTCAAATTTATTTCTTCTTTGATCTTCAAACTGTTTTAGCAAGGCGTTTTTACACGCCTCACCAAACTCCTCTACAAGTCTTTTGTCTAACTTTACAGATTCTTTAGATGCTTTACCTAAATATTGCTGTACTTTATAAAGGATATTATTCATCAAGTAGCCAAAACTTTTTCAGGTGAATCTTCACTTACTTGTTCAACAATCTCAGCATCTACTTTGTCTGAGCCATTTGCTTTTTTAGTTTTTGCTGTATTGTAAGCAGCTATAACTTCTTCATTCTCAGCATCAATAGATTGTTGGAACACCTTTAAAGTTTCCATGTCAGTTTCAGATAACTGTAAGTAAGCGTCTGCATTTACTGTTATCTCAGGAACATAAAAAACATTACCACCTTTCTTCTGCCTTTTCGAATCAATACTTAAAGTAGAATTAAACATAAGTTTTTTTCTTTTCTTAAGTTGATCTAACGCAGCACTCACTGGTGAAAACGCTGTACCTGTTACTCTATATAGAACTGGCAAATCCGATACATCATGTGCATTACCTTGTGCAGTTTTACCACCCATAAAAGATAATAA